TCCCTCTAAGTCCAGCTTTAGATATGGTACTGGGTGGTGGAATTCCAGAAGGTAGCTTTTGTGTCTTAACTGGACAACCTAAGTGTGGGAAAACAACGACCTCCTTGGATTTTGCAGCAACAGCACAGAAAAGCGAATATCAAGGATCTTTAAAAAAACCAAGGCATGTGTATTACCTAAATATAGAAGGTAGACTAAAAAAAAGAGATCTACAGGGTATCAAAGACTTGGATATGGATAGGTTTGATATTATAGGTTCTCAAGAAGGCAAAATCTTACATGGCGAGGAATATCTTCAAATAGCTGAAAGAATTATTAATGAGGAACCTGGATCAATTTTAATTATCGATTCATATTCTGCGATATGCACAGCCGCAGAAATCACTAGCGATATGGATAAAATGCAAAGGGCTGATGGTGCAAAGTTATTAGCAAAATTTTGCCGTAAAGTTGCTAATGTAATTCCTGTAAATAAAAATGTAGTTATAGGTATTACGCATCTTATGGGTAACCCCACTGGCTACGGAGCTGAATTTAAAGAAAAAAGCGGTCAAGCTATAGCTTATCAAACAGATATAAAAATGAGAGCTAAAACATTTAAACCTTGGACGCTAACGGATAATACTCAAATAGGACAAACGGTAGAATGGCAAGTTCTTTGCTCTGCCTTAAGCCCTCCCGGAGGTACTACAACATCATATATTAGATACGGGGATGGTATAGATAAGATTACAGAAATCATGATGCTTGCTATTGATATCGGAATAATTGCCAAAGGTGGTGCTTGGTATAGTTTTGATATAGACGGAGAGAAGAAAAAATTTCAAGGAACTGAAAAACTTCGTAAGTTTTTTGTTGACAATCCAGATGCATATGATACAATACTAGAAACAACTAAAGAAACTATGGGTATAAAATGAATACTGTTGGTCTTGATGGATATGAATGTAAGATATCATTATCCACTTTGACTGCTAAAAGTAGTTTAAATAATAAATCTGCTTTTCATTTAACAGCTCGGAAAATATTAAAAGAGATATACCCAACATTACAAATATTAGAAGAAATTCCTATACGAATACGTAAATCTGAAACATTATATATGGATTTTTTTATTCCTTTAACTAAAAAATGTATAGAAGTTCATGGAGAACAACATTATGAATTTACTCCATTTTATCATAGAACTAAATTAGATTTTTTTAAACAGCAAAAAAGAGATAGGGAAAAACAAGAGTGGTGTCACATTAATAATTTAGCTTATGTTGAGCTACCATATAATAAAGAAGCAGAGTGGTTGGAGATTATTACAAATGCATAAAACAAGCAAAGAAGAATTAGAATATTGGGATAAGATTTTAGATGAATATGAGCAATCTGTTGGAATGCCCTCCCATCAAAGCAATACAGAGACATCAGATGAAATACATCAATATTTAACTATGTCTAGAGATGTAATAGAAAGACTTACTCCAGAAGATTGTGCTCAAATTTGTTACAGATTAGGGCAGATGTCTTTTCACATTCAAAGAACTTTAAATAGAGAAATAGCAAGACATAATTGGGCAGAAGACACAACTAAAATGGTTATTGCTGATGAATTAAATAACTATAAAGGTTATGGTTATATAGAAAAATTTTATCAAGCAGTTAAAAATAATGATAAGGCCAGTACTCTTTATAAAATACAAAAATATGCAAAGCAAAGGATGGATAGGTTGTCGTATTTATCCAATGGTTTAAAAAATTTATCAGATATACTAATATCAATTCAAAAAAACAAGGTGTACAATGTCAAACAATCCTGAAGATATCCTAAAAGATCCTGATCAAATTAAACAATTAATTGGTATTTTAAGTAGCCTATTACCCAAAGAAGAAGATGAAGAACCTAAAACACAACCAAGCAGCAAAAAAAGAGTAGTAAAAAAGAAAACGACAAAAGCAACTTCTAGCCGTAAAAATGTCGCAAGTGCTGCAAAAAAAACTACAAGCACAAGAGTCAATAAGTTTGTGGATATGCCAGAAAGTCAAATGTTTAAGGAAAGTTCAAAGGTTTCCAAAAAATTATATCAGCAACCACCCATGAAAAGAAGACCTAAGCAAAGAAAAATTTCAGTCACTTGTAGAATTTGTGGTAAAAAAGAAGAAATTCCTTCAAGCCTATTGCATGGTGATGTCGATAGATATAAATGTAACAAATGTTGTTCTAACTCAGGTTAAACTTTGGTAATCAAATGAAAGACAGTATATTATCAGACCCATCCGCAGAAAGAGCTGTTCTAGCTGGTCTGTGTAGATATGGCGAAAACGCTTACTTAGATATCGCTGATATTCTATCTAGCAATGCCTTTACTATAGATAGTAATCAAATAATTTATAATTGCATTAAGCATATTTATGAACAAAATAATACTTCTAGTATAGATTTAGCTTCTATATATTCCGCTGCTCAAGAATTAGGCTGTTCGGAATTTATATCTTCCAAAGAAGAAGCACTACACATTAAAGCAATCCTAATGTTTCCCGTAGAAGAAAGCAATCTTCGAAAATTTGCTGTAAAAATTAAAAAACTTGAAGTTGCAAAAACTATAGCAGAACAATTAAAATTGGCACAAACAGATGTAGAAAATATATCTGGCACAGAGTCTATTAATGATATACTTAATATAGCAGAAAGTAAAGTTCTGGATTTGGGTCAATTATTAGGCGATGGGAATAATGAACCTGATGCTATAGGTAAAAACATAGAAGATTATATTAAAAATCTAGAAGAAAATCCGATTGATCAAGTTGGTCTTTCTACTGGATTCCCTATATATGACAAAGCAATAGGTGGAGGTTTGCGTAGAAGTACTGTTAATGTTATAGCAGCAAGACCAAAAACTGGCAAGACACTACTGGCTGATAATATGGGTTTTGCTTTAGCTAGCCAAGGTATACCTGTTTTAAATATGGATACAGAAATGACAACTGAGGACCATATAAATAGAATTTTAGCTATGATGACAGAAATAGATATATCTAATATAGAAACTGGCGGTTTTAGAAATTCTAGTGATTTAAAAGCAAAGATCTATGAAGCTACAGAAAAACTAAAGAATACCAGACTGTATTACAAACCTATAGCGGGTAAGCCTTTCGAAGAACAAGTTTCTATTATGCGAAGGTGGTTAATAAAAGAGGTTGGACTTAATGATGACGGCACAGCTAAGGACTGTGTGATTTTCTATGATTATCTGAAACTTATGGATAGTCAGGGCATTAGTCAAGATATGAAAGAATATCAAGTTTTAGGTTTTATGATGACCCAACTACATAATTTTGCAACTAAGTATAAAATACCTATAGTGGCCTTTGTTCAATTAAATAGGGATGGTATAACAAAAGAAAGTACTGATACAGCTTCTGGTTCTGATAGAATTATTTGGCTATGTAGTAATTTTAGTATTTTTAAAAGAAAGAGTGATGAAGAAATTGCAGAAGACGGTCCTACCGGAGGTAATAGAAAATTATTACCAGTTGTGAGCAGACATGGTGCTGGTCTAGATGATAATGATTATATCAATTGTCATATGAAGGGCTGGTGTGCTCAAATTACAGAAGGCAGAACAAAATTAGAATTAGCAAATAACCCAGATAAAGATTTTGAGATTAATAATAATGAAATTGATGAAAAAGAAGACATACCGTTCATATAGTCAGACAGAAATAAAGAATATCTGCGATGACCTTTGTAGTAATATAGAAGAGTTTTGTGACTCATTAGACTTAGACTGTGTTCATAATGGTAAAATGATCACAATGAGCTGTCCTATTCATGGTGGAGATAATCCTTCTGCCCTAAATTTATATCATGGTGTTGATGGAAACTATGATTATAGTGTTGGTAATTGGGTATGTCGTACACATCACTGCGAAAAGATTTTTCAGCCTTCTATTATAGGTTTTATGAGAGGCATTTTATCTGTTAGTAAAATGAATTGGCAAAAAGCAGGTGATGAAATGTATCCATTTTCTAAAACTGTAGAGCTTGCCTTAAAAATTCTTAAAAAAGATTTCAAAGACATCAATGTTTCTAATATAAATAAAGAAAAGAATAATTTTTCACGACATATTCATACAATATCAACACCTGATATTAAACACGCCCCTAGTATTACTAGAGTGACTATTCGTAACACTCTTAATATACCATCTCAATATTACCTAGATAGAGGATTTAGTTCCAAAATATTAGACAAATATGATGTAGGACTATGTTCTAACCCTAAAAAAGAGATGTTTAATAGGGTTGTTGTCCCAATATACAATCAAGATTATACAAATATGGTTGGCTGTACAGGTAGAAGTATCTATAATAAATGTGATAAGTGTGGTTACTTTCATAACCCAAAATCAGATTGTGTTACTGGTAAATACGCTTGGAAATATTCTAAATGGAAACATAATAAAGATTTTAAATCAAAAGACCATCTATATAATCTATGGTTTGCTAAAAAACATATAATAGAAAGTGGCGTAGCTATTATAGTAGAAAGTCCTGGTAATGTTTGGAAATTAGAGCAGGCCGGTATTCATAATTCTGTTGCTATTTTTGGAACATCTATGAGCGATAGGCAGAAAATGCTTTTAGATTGTTCTGGTGCTATGTCTATTATTATAGCATTAGATCCAGACGAAGCGGGCCTAGAAGGTGGTAAAAAAATTACTGAAAAATGCTCTAGAACATATAATACTAAAACTATTGATTGCTTAGAAACAGATATTGGGGAAATGAAAGTGAAAGATATTCAAAATATTATAAAACCAGAAATAGGAAAACTCCATGTGTAAAATTATAGCTATGGCTGGTAGAAAACAATCTGGGAAAACTACCTCTTGTGAATATATTGGTAAAGAATTTGAAAAACAATACTGGGAAAAAAATGGGTATATTTTAGATGCAAGTGAAAACCGAGTCCCCTTTAAAATATATAATTTTGCAGACCCATTAAAAAAACTATGTATAGATATATTCGGTCTAACAGATAGGCAATGTTATGGAACAGATGCAAATAAAAACGAAATAGTGGATTGTAAATGGCCGGGACTTGACGCTAAAATGACGGCTAGAGAAGTATTGCAGTATATCGGTACAGACGTCTTTAGGAGAATGCAGCACAATGTGTGGGCAGATGCTACTATTAGAAAAATCAAAAAAGAAAATTTCCCCCTAGCATTAGTCGCGGATTGTCGTTTTCCTAACGAGGTTGAAGCTGTTCAGAATGCTCAAGGTGTAGTTATCAAACTCAACCGGAATTTATATCATTCTGAACACGAAAGCGA